TGCGGAGAGGATCTACTATGGCGTGACCGACTACCTCAACCGGAACTGGGAGGAGCACCCGCAATGAGCAATTTCCACAAAAATTCTTGCATTACCACGCTTGACCTCATTAAGAGACAGGATGCCATGCTGACGAATGCTTGGGATGTTCTCCACCGGCGCAAGGTAGTAGAGCTGGCCGAAATCGTCTGGCTGGAGAGACATTCCGACACTCCGAAGGGATTATAGCGGGAAAACCACCAAATCAGACTTGGAAGTAGGCACCCAGAGCCTACAATGATCACGAACCGCAAGAACCCACGCTTGAAGCAAGTGTCCACAGCAACAGGACAATTGAATTGAGTACACCTTGAGGTTACCTTCTCCCGTCCGAGGGCGGACGCGGAAGCAAATGCTCAGGTGCGAATGGCAGCGGGTCCTTTCGGCAGCCCTGACTTCGCGGGGGACGGCGGGCGCGGGCTCACGCCAGTGTAAGGCGGAAAAAATTGTCATTTCGTTTCGTTTGGAGCGAGCGGCGAAATGGGCACTTTGAGCAGTCCTGATGCGGGTTTCGAGCGGTTTCGATCTGGGCGGCGACCCCCGGAAAAAGCGAAATGGGGTGCCCGGTGAAGGTGCAATGGGTTGGAATCGAGAAACTGAAGCCCTATTGGCGCAATCCGCGGAGGCGCAGCGAGGACTCGATCCGCAAGATCGCGGACTCCATCGCCGCGTTTGGCTGGCAGCAGCCCATCGTGGTGGACAAAGAGTTCGTGGTCATCATCGGCCACGGGCGGCTGGAAGCGGCGAAGCTGCTGGAGACGAAGCAGGTGCCCGTGGTGGTCGCGGGCGGCCTCGCGCCGGAGAAGGTGAAGGCGCTGCGGCTGGCCGACAACCGCACGAACCGCGACAGCGATTGGGACATTGGCCTGCTGGCCCAGGAGATCGAGGAGTTGCGCGGCCTGGACGTGCAGTTGATCGGGCACGCAGGCTTCACCGAGGACGACCTGAAGCGCATTGCGGACGATCTGGACGAATCGGCGCTCGAGAAAATCGCGGGCGCTGAGGCCGGCGAGGACGATGAGGCGTTCGCGACCGGCGCGGCTGGTGACGTGCCCGGCGATGGAAGCCAGGGCGAAGGGAATCCGCTGGTGACGTTCAGCGAGGTGCTGTCGTTTGAGCAGCGCAACGTAGTGAACGCCGCCATTCAACTGGCAAAGCAGCGGGAGCGACTGGAACGGCGCGGCGACGCGCTGTTCCACATCTGCGAACTCTACCTAGAGGAACACGATGAGAAGTTTTAGCCACTTCAGCTGGCAGCACGGGAAGATCGCCGATCTGGACCGGCAGTTTCCCAGCTACCTGAGCGCCTTTGTGCCCGACCAAGCTCTGGCGGTCGAGGACGACGCTGGCACGCACTTCGGCTACGTGCACGAAGGCCAGCCGATTCTGCTCGCAGGCGGCCGCGTCTTCCACCTGCACCCCGGCATGTACTTCAGCGTGCCCGGCGCGTTCCGGCTGCTGGGCAACGGCAGGGGCATCGTCATCACGCGCGAAAACTGGCGGGGCTTCTTCTACATCGGCGGGCCTGCCGAGCACACGGGGCGGCTGAAGTACATTGACGGTTGCACGGACAGCCTGTTGATTCCCCCGGTGAAGCTGGGCGATCCGTGCCTGAACCTGCTGTACTTCCCTGCCGGGATTGACCAGACGCAGCACACCCATCCGAGCGACCGCATCGGGATGATCCTGTCCGGGCGCGGCCAGTGCATCACGCCGGACGGCACGGTTGACCTGGTGCCCGGCATGATCTTCTGCATTCACACGGGCGGGCTGCACAGTTTTCGCACGCCCTACGGCGAGGATATGCGCGTGCTGGCCTATCACCCGGACAGCGACTTCGGGCCGACCGACGAGAAGCACCCGATGATCAACCGCACCATCGTCAACGGCGTCAGCGCTTCGGAGATCGAAGAAATCCGCACCAGGTAGTCCCGAAGGTTCGGGGGGCGCGCGCGTGGCCAAGACGCGAATCTACAAGAAGCAGGTGGTGGACGAAGACGTGTACGCGGCGGCGCTGGGCCGCATTCGCGAGTGCTACGAGCGGTTTGACACCGTCGTGGTCAGCTTCAGCGGCGGCAAGGATTCCACCGTCTGCCTCAACCTTGCCTTGCAGGTCGCGCGCGAACGTGGCCGCACGCCGCTCGATGTGTACTTCTGGGACGAAGAAGCGATTCACCCGGAGACCATCGACTACGTCGCGCGCGTGGCCCAGCGCCCGGACGTGCGCCTGAAGTGGCTGTGCATCCCCGTGCGCCACAGGAACGCTTGCAGCCGCAAGCAACCCTACTGGCACTGTTGGAACCCGGAAGAAAAACACCTCTGGGTGCGCCCGATGCCGGAAGGCGCGATCACCGATCTGCCCGGCTTCCAGTGGGGCATGGGCATCCCCGATCTGGCCCACTTGGTCTACGGCAAGGAGCACGGCACTGTGGCCGACATTCGCGGCATCCGCGCCGACGAATCGCTGCGCCGGTATCGCAGCGTAGCCATGAAGCTGCGCGACAACTGGATCGGCAAGCCGCGCGAAGGCTACAGCTACCCGGTCAGTCCCATCTACGACTGGACGACGTTCGACGTGTGGGTCGCGCCGAAGCGTTTCGGCTGGGACTACAACCGCGCCTACGACCTGATGCAAAAGGCCGGGATGCCGCTGAGCGATCAACGCGTCTGCCCGCCCTACGGCGAAGAGCCGCTCAGCGGTCTATGGATTTACGCGCAGTGCTGGCCGGAGCTCTGGCACAAGATGATCGCCCGCGTGCACGGCGCGGCCACAGCGGGGCGCTACGCGAACACCGAACTCTACGGCTACGGGAAGATCGAGAAGCCGCCGGGCCTGACGTGGCGCGAGTGGACGTACCGCCTGCTCGATCTCTACCCGCCAGAACTGAAAGCGGCCATTGCCAGGAACCTGGTCGCGCTCCTGCGCGAGCACAAGAGCAAGACCAGCAGGCCGGTCCCGGAGGAGCAGCCCGATCTGCTCACTGGCCTTAGTTGGAAGTTTCTGGCGATGGTGGTGAATCGCGGCGATCTGAAGGGTCGCCGCAGCCGCGCGATGAACAGCCACGCCACGCAGGCCCGCAAAAAAGCCGGTGTCAGCATCGCGGACGTAACCGAACTTGACCTGGGCACGAGGTACTGAGCGCATGGCGAAGAAAGCGAACAACGCGCAGATTCCCGCTGGCGCGCCGCGCGATCTGGCCAGCGAGCCGGTGAGCCGCGTCGAGTGGGTGCATCGCGACCACCTGAAGCCGAACGACTACAACCCGAACGTCGTCGCGCCGCCTGAGTTGGGATTGCTGGTCACCAGCATTCTCGAAGACGGCTTCACCCAGCCCATCGTCGTGCTCCCGGACTACACCATCGTGGACGGCTATCACCGCTACCTGGTCAGCGGCGACCTGCGCCTGATGCAGCTCTACGGCGGGATGGTGCCCGTGGTGAAAGTGGCGCTCGACCCGGTGCACCGCATGATGAGCACAATCCGCCACAACCGCGCGCGCGGCACGCACGCCGTTCTGCCGATGGCTGAGATCGTCCGCACGATGGTTGCTGAAGGCGTCGAGAAGCAACAGATCATGCGGCGGCTGGGCATGGAAGACGAAGAAGTCGAGCGGCTGGAAGATCGCGCGGGGATGCCCGAGCAGGTAGGCCGCGAGCGCGCCGACTTCGGAAAATCCTGGGTGCCCCAGGGGTGAGATGGCATGGCGCTGGTGGGAGTCGGAAAGGTCGCGCGCGCGCTCAACATCGGCGTGCGCCGCGTGCAGCAACTGGTCGCCGAGGGAATGCCGCGCCCGGAGAAGGGCAAGTACGACGTCGGCCTCTGCCTGATGTGGTACGTCCGGTATCTGCAGAAGGCCCTGGAGCGGCGAGAGATTCCCGAGGACGCCATCGGCGCATCACTGCGCCAGGAGCGGCAGCGGCTGGTCAAGGCTCAGGCCGACCGGGAAGAACTGGAACTCGGCGCGCGGCGCGGCGAACTCGTCCTGGCGACGGTGTACGAGCAGGAAGTGGGCGTGATCTTCACCGTGCTGCGCCAGCGATTGCTCACGCTGCCCGCGCGACTAGCGCCGCATCTTGAAGGCGAGAACCGCACGGTTGTAAAAGCTCGGCTCGATAAGGCGATACGCGAGGCTCTGACCGCTTTGACCAATGAGTTTGCCAATGGAACCGCTGACCACACCGGAACCGCTGGCCCGGATTCGGAGCGCTCGGGGCCGCCTGGCGCGGCAACTGCTGGCTCCGCCGCCGACGCTGAAGGTCAGCGAGTGGGCCGAGCGCAACCGCATCCTTCCTAAAGGCACCAGCGCCCGCCCTGGGCAGTGGGTCACCGAGTCCTTCCAGCGCGAGATGATGGACGCCATCCTCAATCCCGAGGTGCGCGAGATCATCTGCATGAAAAGCACGCAGGTGGGCTGGAGCGACGGCGTGCTGAACAACATCGTGGGCTACTTCATAGACGCCGACCCCAAGCCCATCCTGCTGGTGCAGCCCACCGACCACACGGCCAAGGAGTACAGCCGCAAGCGCATCGCGCCGATGATTGCCGCGTGCCCCGCGCTGAAGTCCAAAGTGCGCGAGGCCACGTCGCGGCGGCCCGGCAATTCCATGCTGCTCAAGGAATTTGACGGCGGCTTCCTGAAGATCACTGGAGCGAACGCGGGCGCGGGGCTCCGCTCCGATCCCATCGCCATCCTGCTGCTCGATGAAGTGGACGGCTACCCGGACGACATTGACGGCGAAGGCGACCCCGTGGAGATCGCCACGCGCCGCACGGACACCTTCGAGGACGCGAAGATTCTCAAGGGCAGCACGCCCGGCAAGCCCAAGGGGCTCTCGCGCATCGAGGCCGACTACGAGCGCAGCAATCAGATGCGCTACTTCGTGCCCTGCCCGTTCTGCGGACATATGCAGGTGCTCTGCTGGCGCGATGAAAACGGCGTGCATCGGTTGGTGTGGGAAAAAGACGCGAACGGAAACCCCATACCGGAGACGGTGCGCTATCTGTGCGCCGATCCCAAGTGCGGCGAGGGCATAGACGAGAAGTACAAGCAACGAATGCTCGCGGGCGGGGAATGGAGAGCGAAATTCCCAGAGCGGCGCAAAGTTGTGGGCTTTCACATCAACGCGCTCTACAGCCCGTGGCGGCTCAACTGGCACGAGCTCGCCCAGGAGTGGGTTGAGGCCCAGGACAACCCAGAGAAGTTGAAAGCGTTCGTCAACCTGCGTCTGGGAGAGACGTGGGACGAAGGCGGCGAGAGTTTCGGCGCGCATGTGCTGGCCGCACGGCGCGAGAAGTATCCTGCGCCGGTGCCCGAAGGAGTCTGCGTCCTGGTCGCGGCGGCAGACGTGCAGCACAACCGCATCGAGGCGCAGATCGTCGGCTTCGGGCCGGGCGAAGAATCCTGGCTGATTGCCCATGAGGTCTTCTGGGGCGATCCGGGCGTTGAGGTCGACCCGGAGACGGCTGTCAACGTGTGGGAGCAGCTAGACCAGTTCCTACTGAAGCCGTGGCCGCATCCGCGCGGAGCCGTGCTGACGCCGGCGATTGTGTTGGTGGACGCCGGCGCGCACGCGGACAGTGTGTATGACTATGTGCTCCCGCGCCAGCACACCCGCCGCCGCATCTTTGCCTGCAAGGGCGTGGACTACCTGAGTAAGCCCGGCTTGGTCGCGGAAGGCTCGACGAAGAAAGCCAACATCCGTCTGTTCGCAGTGGCGACCTATGCCGCCAAGGATCGCGTGTTCGCCCGGATGAAGATTCCCCGGCCAGGGCCGGGCTACATGCACCTGCCTGATTGGGTGACGGACGAATACCTCGAACAACTGACTGGCGAGAAGAAGATCACTGTGCGCGATAAGCGCACGCGCACGAAGAAAGTGCTCTACGTCAAGACCTACAGCCGGAACGAAGCGTTGGACTTGACCGTATACTGTCACGCCGGACTGTTCGCGCTGCAACACTTCATCGCCCCGGCTTTCTACCACCACCTGAGCAAGCTCGCTGAGTCATTGAAACGCGGTCAAAACCCGGAGATGGCAGTAGCCCGCGCTCGTCGCGTTAGGAATCACGGGATTATTTAACTCCACTCACAGGCCTAGCTTCTCGGCTGTTACTGGCTTCGCCGAATTGTTGGGGTCAGTAACTTCCAGTACGAAAGAGTGCATTCCGCAATGTCCTTGGTCCGAGTAAGCCGATATCCAACAGCGATAGCGACCCTTTTGAGTGGGCATCTTCACTTCAGTTTCGATTTCCTCTCCTGGCTCTTCCTGAGACAGGTGAATCCCGCTGGCCTTTAGGTATTTGCTTTGGCCCTTGCCTCGTCTGACGTCTTGTTCCACTTTTTCTTGAGTCGACCCGAACCGAATCCTGATTGGTTCAAATGCTGGGTCAAAGTTTACATACAGCCGAATATTTGTCGCTGCCGGTCGGGCGTACCAGTATCCGGCACATTGAGCAACGAACCGAAGTCGTTCGACGGAGCCGGGGGAAAATGGGTGATGTAAAGAATCTTGTGGAAATTGAGAAGCGAGGGTGTTTCCTTTCAGCAGGTTGGGAAAACCAAAAGAGAGG